CGTGTTAATGTCGTCAAGAAAATAATAAATGAAATCTTGAGTGACAAAAATCTGAAGACAGGAGATGTCTGGGAGATTGCGGCCGCTTCGAAAGCAGTCGGTGTCTGTGTTGGGAAGTTCAATGACAGATATCTGTTATCCAAAAAGTGCATGAGTGATGAAAATCAAACGGAGTATAATGAATTTACAAAGCTAAATGAGGAAGTCAGCAAGATGTTGGATTTCAACAAGACTGAAGGTTGGACCAAATTTAAGGAACGAGTTGATGAAATGCGTCAACAGACTCTTGTTGATTATTTAGCTGGTAATATAACTCTCGTTGAAGCCAACGACAAGACTAAAGGAGTTGCGCCCAATATTCCAAAAATGCCTCCGACGGGGCTGGTAAAGCCACCAGTTACGACTGAGGAGGCTAATGGTGTAGCTAAGAATGCGCAACACAAGAACTTTATCGATTATGATGACATGAAAAAGTTGTCGGAGTATATATCTAATATGATGAAGCGTTATGTTGACAAACCACGAGAGCTGCAAGAAGCAATACAAGCTTTATATTATGCGCATGGTAAGTCCAAAACAATCCACAAAAAAGAGTTCCAACAAGAATTACAAAAGTTGTTGAACGACAGCCCAAAATGTGGGATATGTGGTAATGAAAAACACAAGGGAGGGGAGGCTGAATGCCGGACCAAATGTACGCATAAGAGATGCAAGGATTCACCAATACATCATTGGCAGAACTGTACTCGAATATGTGATAGACCTTGGTGTAATGGAGAACCGTCGCATCCTTATGTCAAATGCGAGAAAAAGAAGCAGCAGGCAAACGAGGGGTCGTCTGGGAAACCAATCGCTCAGTCGACGAACAAACAGGATGGAGTGAAGTCCCAAGCTTGTGGACATCAGAAGTTGGAGAAAGAAGTCAAAATAGGCAATTCAACTATCAGGGTGCTGTATTGCACTACCTGCGATGCCACTCACATTCCGAAGAAAAAGATTCAAAAATCAAAAGAATCTTCGAACGTGGAAAAGAAGCTAAACTAGAATTTTATCGCCGAGCAAGGCTAAACAGCTTTGCACCTGAAGGTTACAAAACAGTAAATAGGTCTGTTGTTGTTGCCCAGGTGGCGAAGTGTTTCCACGATGAAGTTGTGGAACCAACTAGAATGCGGGAGAACGTCACTAATGATTACTTAAAAATAAAATATCCTAATTATGTGCTAAGATCGATGCCTTGGAGGGGCACGTTCTTTGAGAAGTTGTACTACATGAATGGTGTTGAGAAAATAAGTCGAAATGTGAGCCAACAGGACTACATAACGCCTACATCAATAATAAAATATAATGATAGAGCAACATTCCAAACAAATACACACTACAGCTTTGATTATGAGGTCTTGTTTAATGAATTTAAAGACAAGATATATGTGGTGGGGGTCTTGAATAAGAAAGCCAGTCCTGGTTTTCCGTGGATCTTATCGTATGCAAACAAAGGAAATTTCGTCAAAGCCGCAGAAAATTTGTGGCCAATTGTTTTTTTTACATATGTTTGTATTTGGTTTTGGGCACAACATGGAGAAATTGACGTAGATGCTCTGGAGATGCTGCAAAACGGCATAACTGGGGTTTTTACCGTCTTTATAAAAGAAGAGCCAAATAAATTGGCAAAATTGCAAGAGGACATGGGTAGAACAATAAAACCCGAGGACATAGTGTATTGCATCATACGGTGGTTATTAATGCGTGACTACTTAAGTGACCAGTATGCCGATTGGAAGAATAGCTGTTCAATAGCTGGAATGCCAGTTACAGCTGATTCAATGGTTGAGTTGATAGATTTCATTAAAAGTGAGTGGGACGGTCAACCAATGTGTTCAGATGATTCTAAGAACTGGGAAGAAACAGTTACTGAAAATGATGTCCTTAAATATGTGTTGCAAGTCGCGCATAAGTTGAAACGTATAGATGATGCGACGTTGCAAGGACTGTATACTACGCAACAGGTCAAAGATTGGTTGAAGGGTGCTGATACACTTGTCAAAATGTTGTATTTCGTTGAAATGCATTCAATTGATTATTTTGCGTATTTTAAAGACGGAGATATTGTGTATACCAACTATGTGGGGCGCACGTCGAGTGGAAAGTTAACCACCAACGACTCAAATAAAGTAATGAGAGCCACTACACAAATTACCATAATGGAAAAGTTGGGATATGTCGTTTATAAGCATTTAAATATGGGGGATGACATGATACACAATTGTGATGATAAACGTTACGTTGAATATGGCACAAGAATGGGAAAACATTTTAAAGATGTGCGACAAGCTGATGAAGAAGGGTTCATTGATTTTGTGTCCCAGCGTTTGTATATAAAGGAGAGAAAGTGTGAATTTGCTGGTCTAGAAAAGATGATCATAGCATTTATGAATTCCGAGCAATCAATAGATATGTGGAGGAGTTTGTATGAACACGTAGGACGAGATGTCTTGTCTTTCCCTGGAGTTCCACAACAGATTGTGGAGTACGCCAATATCAAACGATTATGACTAATTGTCATTGTGCACATGCGGAAAAACACTTCGTTTAAATCGATGGACGGAGTAAAAACTGTATATATAATTTTTACTAACCGAAATGCAATGTCTATGTCAAAGTCTGAGTATTTCAAAAATATCAATCTGCCTAGTGGCCTGTCTAAGCAAGATGAAGAATTCATTTATACGGCTATGGGAGTTCCTGACAAGGGGCTCTTCAGCTATACAGGTATCCCCGATCGAGAGGACGGATTGTCGAATGTCCGAGCCTCAAGTGTTGAACTTGATCTTGATCTCACAAACGCAAATGGCGGAAGTGGGGCAGATCTAGAAATCATAATGTGGCCATGGGAACGCCAAGAAGTGATGGTCACGGCGAATTTTAACCAAGAGTATACAGTTGCTCAGGGAGAGAATTCAGTCAACACAGGAGGGATTGGAGTTTATGTGCAAGCACCAAACACCACACAATTTCCCCCACAAGGCACAGCCTACACAACATGTCTGAATACTGACACGAATGGTGTCAAAGGGCAAACATTGAATATGCCTGACGCCATTTATGCAAATGAAAGGGGACGTGTTGTCGGAAGTTGGGTGGATGTGTTCTACACAGGAGCACCGCAGTATGCAACTGGTAGTGCGCTGGCATGGGAATATGACCAAGCGTACCAAGACCAATTGTACATAGCTGGCGATGCTTGGGAATCTGTTACATTAGCAAATAATACTTACAGTGGAACAGTGCAAACATCAAGAGTGTGCAAACGAATTCCACAACCAATAGGGTCAGTGAAATTGGCTCGTGCGCTACAAAATACAGTTGACTTAAATGTCACTGGTGGCGCTTTCATGGCAGGACATCATTACCATGATGACAACGAGGCACAGTATCCTTCTGCCCAAAACAAAGTAATCGACCCAGCATCTCTGTTGAATCAAGGAACAGGAGTGTTGCCTGGTAATACAAGCGGGTTGATGAACACACAAGCCAATGTTCGAAACGGATGGTATCAAGGTGAGTTGTTGTACTGGTCTGACAATCAGACTGGAGGCTCACCAACGAATGCAACAGCATTTCTTCCTCCGAGAAACATTTGGTCACAACGATCAATGAAAGGAATTAGATTCAGTGGTTTAAATACGGCAAACACGTCGTCCACTGGCACAGTTGCGGCGAAATTCAAAATAGTCTATACGGTCGTATACGAATCGTTTCCGGACTCAACAAATGCCTTGACCGCATCTCAGGTGAAAAGGTCACCACCTTTCAATAATTTTGCTTTGGAAACGTATTATCGATTGTCCCAAGCCATGCAAGTCGCATATCCAGTTAGTTGGAATGCCAAGAAACTATTCATGAGTGAGATACAAAGGATGGTCGGTATTATGGTTAATCATATGAAGGCAAAACAATATAGGCCCCTCCCTGCTGCAAAGGCAAAACAGATCAAATCTGTCTTTAAAGGAGGGCAGCCAAAACAACAACAAAAAGCAGCCAAGAAAGCAACTAAGGAACTCAAAGTTGCCAGCAATAATCTTGCCGCTGCCGCAAATAACCTACAAATCGTCAAATACAGAGGTGGTCCCCAACGGGCAACCACAAAAGGAAGACGACGACAAAAATAATAACAATAAAATGTCGTGGTATGACAGGAACATATCAAAACCAGCAAAAGATACATTGATGGGTAAGGGAAACCAAGTCCAAAAAGGCATCCATTCTGTTTTGAGTATTTTGCCTGGATATCAAGTGGGTGAAGATGTGGCGAGGATAGCGGATAGGAGTGCAAAGGGAAAACCAATGCGTGAAGGAGATTATATAAACCTAGCTTTAGACACAGTAGGAAGTGTCATTCCTGGGTATGGGTTGATTAAAAGTGCTTTTGCCGGATCTGGAAAGGTTGACAAGAGTCACGTACAACATGCGAAAATGGCGGAGCAGCAATACAAGCCCACCACAGAAATAGAAGGCTATAATGTGGTGCATCACGATCCTGAAGATCACTTCACGATTTATGATGACGGTAATGTAAATTACGTGGCGTATAGAGGGACAAAATTGAGTGATTGGAGTGATATTAAACATGACATGAATATAATTAAAGGTGATTATCACAAGTCAGAGAGGATTAAAAGAATTAATGACAAGCTTTCTGGAAAATTGAAAAGAAAGAAAGTTGTGCATGTCGGTCATTCACTAGGTGGTACAACCGCCGATATAATTGCGACTCAAAGGGGTGACGAAAGTGTCACATTTAGTAAAGGGACATCACCTTTTCTGAACTATGGTAGTAAGAGGAATACAAACTATGCTACGACTTTTGATCCGATATCAATATTTGATTTCAATAAGAAACGAGTGAAGACAAAAAAGTTTAATATACATTCAAGTTCTAACTATACAAAATGACTTAAAATTTCAAAAAGAAATTTACCACAACCAAACTCATGGCGAGTTACTATCAAAACACGATAGGTTAAATGAAGTTCGAATCTTTGTTCAGTATTGACAACACATATAGTGGTGCAATGAGAGAATCCGAGGGGTTAAAAGTGAACCCCACCG